GGGCGTGGACATCACCGACCCCGAAGTGGGCAGCAACGCGAAGATGATCCGGCTCCTGCATTCGGCCTCGAAGCTCATGCGCGAAGATAAACTTCTCGGCGGCGACGGCGCGCAGGCGACGCTTCGCGAGCAGGCCGACCAAATCCGCAAGGGCGACGACTACCAGGGCAAGAACGGCCTTGAGAAGCAGAAGGCCGCGCAGGCTCGCATTGCCGCGCTGCTTGGCGAAAAATTGTGATGATGGACGCTTGACAACGCGGCGGGTGTTTCACTCCGTCGCGTTGTCCAAGCGACCTCTCACACGACAAGAGAGGCAATCGCGAAGCAAGGCTGACGGCCCGCTTCGCGCGGGGAACCGAAAGACCGAGCTTGAACGCCAAAGGCACCGGACACGCCAAGGCAATCAACCTCTCATTCTTTCTTCACCTTTATGGCTGAAATCCCCTCATTCTACAAAACCGAGTTTGCGACCAACTGGGAGCAGGCTTACCAGCAAATGAACTCCCGCATGAAGGGTGCCGTCACGGCCTCTCCCTTCACCGGCGCTCGCAAGTGGTTCAACGAACTCGACCAAACCGAGATGTCCGAAGTGACTGACCGCAAGGCCGACACTGGCGACGGTGACTCCACCGGCTTCAAGTATTGGCTCTTCCGCCGCAAGTTCCAGTTCGTCAAAAGCTGGGACGAAGACGACGCCGTTCAACTCGGCGAAATCACGCTCCCGCAGTCGGACGAAATCATGTCCGCTGCCGCCGCCGAAAACCGCCGCGCCGATGACCTCATTATTGAGGCCATGGACGCAACGCGCTACATCGGCGAAAACGGCACCGATTCCGACGCCTTCCTTTCGGCGCAATCCATCGCGGTCAACTACGTGCCTTCCGGCTCGACGGTTGATTCCGGCCTCACGATGGGCAAGCTCCGCTATGCGAAGCGCCTCTTCGACCTCGCCGAAGTGCCCGAGTCGGAACGCTACCTCGCCTACGGTGCGCGTCAGCTCGACGACGCCCTTGGCATCACCGAAGTCACCAGCCGCGACTACAACGACTTTATGGCGTTGAAGGACGGCAAGGTTGACCGCTTCATGGGCTTTACCTGGGTGCCTTCTCAGCGCCTCAGCGTGGCGAGCAACGTCCGCAAGGTCGTGGCTTGGCACAAGTCCGGCGTCCGCTTCGCTGACCTCGAACGTCACGTCCACATCGACGTGCTTCCTGCGAAGTCGCACAAGACCCAGCTTCGCGCCGTCAAGCGCATGGGTGCCGTTCGCGCCAAGAACAAAGGCGTCGTCCGCATCTACTGCAACGAGCCGTGATGAATCTCGGGGCGCTCCTTTTGGGAAGCGCCCTTTTCCTCAAACCTTCACCTTTTTTCTCTTCCTATGGCTACCATCTATTCCGACCTCGCAACGGCCCAAAACTCGGCCCTTTCCGATCAGTCCAAGTCTCCTTCGCTCCCGGCCTACGGCGGCGATCTCAAGTATCTCGACGTTACGGTTTCCGTCGCGTCGTCCATAACGACCTCTGACGCCATCTATCTTTGCCGCCTTCCCAAAGGCGCGCGGTTGGTGCCGTCTCTTATCTCCGTCGATTATGGCGACCCCGGCGACGCTCTCACGCTCAAGCTCGGCGATGCCAGCGACGACGACCGCTATGTTTCCGGGCTTGCGCTCGGTGGCTCGGCGGGCCGCAAAGAACTGACCGAAGGAACGGAAGGTGCCGCGTTCCTGACGCCCTACAAGCTGACGGATGCCGGTTGG